CCGGTCGTGCCATCAAAGCGAGGCAGCGCGTTATCGAGTGATGATGCTGGGCCGAACACGTTACCTGCCAGTGCGCTTGTCGAGATGCCTGCGTCGACCAATGCGCGTACGGTGACCTTCTTCGTGGTCGGTCCCGTTGCGTCGACAATCGGCAGTACGTCGTTCGCTGCGTCGATGTCACCAACGGCAAGCGATGGATACTGCGAAATCTTTTTGTCAGCCATGATCAGCCCTCAATCTGTAGGACTCGACGCGCAAACTCGTAATCGCTTGCGTAGTGCGCTTTGACGAAATCCACCACCTTCGGTGTAATTTCGCTGCGGCCAAAGCCAGATGATTCGTTGCGACGAACCAGCACTTGTGTGGTGTTGCCCGTGACGCGACGCAACTCGGATTCAAACTTGGCGAAGTCCAGAGCAGTTACCTTCGGGTGATCGAGCCAATGCGTCTGCGAAATGAACAGTCCCTTGAACTTCTCGATCAGCGCATCGTGTACGTCTACGAGTTCGTCATACGAGACAGCCTCGACAGACTTGCTGATGCCGTTGTCTTGCAACAGTTTAGCAAGCGCATCGCGCACCATCGGGAACTGCTTGCAATGCAGCACAGCGCTCTCAAAGCGATTGACCGGATCGCGGTAAAAACCGTAGATCGTGTAGTCGTTCAGCGCTGGGTACTGCTTTATGAACTCTTCAGCCGTTGCGTGATACGGGTGCAATCCGTGCCAGCCAACAGACCCCAAGAAATGGCGAGTTGCAATCGTCCCAGTCTTTGTCGAGAAGATGAATGCCTGCTTGGTCGCCTTGTCAAAAAACATTACGGCGTCTCCGGCGAAAAATCGTTCGGGATATCGCCGACACGCTCTTTGCTAAACGCCATTGCCTCTTCGATTTCTGGCGGCACATCACTTGGAGGCGGCACAAACTCATCAGCAACCGGATCGTAGGTGTAGCCCACGCCAGCGTAATGCTTGCGAATGCTGCCGCTGTAACTGGTCTGCACCCAGCGAGTATCTGCACCGAACAGAGACTTGCAGAACGCGACGCCGAGTTCTTCGTACTCCACGCCGTTATCGAGCAGTTCATTGTTGTGAACGACGATCACCTGCGTGACGACGTTGTTCTCATCTAATTGTGCAAAGTGCGCCATGCCTGTGCCTCAAAAAGTAATCGAGCCGGAGCCTGTCCACTTGTAGATGTGGTAGCCACCAGCAACTGTGTATGTCGGAGATCCGGTCGTCGCAGTCGCAGCAGCGTATGTATCGGCATAGCGAATGATGACTACGCCAGAGCCGCCTGCGCCAGAAGCATACGATGCGTGGTTTCCGCCACCGCCACCACCGCCCGTGTTTACGGTACCGGAGGTAGCCGCGCCCCATCCAGACGAGTTTGCCCCGCGGCCGCCGCCACCAGTTCCGGCCTCGCCGTAGTTGATGTTATAGCACCCACCACCGCCGCCACCGGCATACTCAACTGACGATCCGCTTATCGATGATGCCTTGCCATCGCCACCGTAGGCATTTTGATCTGTATTGCCGACCTCGTTTGCTCCACCACCGCCACCGCCAAATACGGTTGTAATTTCGGCAACCGAGCCTGCTCCTCCGGCAAATCCTTGACCGCTTGAGGCAGTTCCTCCACTTGAGGCAGAGCCACCGCCATATCCGCCGGGGATGGTATACACGATAGCAGAACCACCACCGCCGCCAGATCCGCCGGTCAGGCCATTTTGGTCATTGCGACCACCACCGCCGCCGCCTGTGGAGGTGATTGAGCCAAATACAGAGTTTGACCCGCTCAATCCAAGTTGTTGTTCACCTCTTGCAGCAGCGCCTGCACCGACTGTGACGGTAATCGCAGATCCCGGCGTAACCGCCAAACCTGTTGCCGTGCGATATCCACCAGCACCACCACCGCCGCCAAAGTAATAACCCGCATATCCAGTCGGGGCTGAATAATAGTAACTGTAACCGCCGCCATTACCAGAGCCACCGCCTGCAACGACAAGGTATTCAACGTCAGGAGGCGCAGAAGGGCCACCGCCGCCGCCCATTGATTCACGGGTAGTCGTGCGTGAGCCAGCCCTCGGGAAGGTACGAGCAGCGGTTCTAGCCATTGCGGATCAGTACGTCGGCGAAGGGATACGCAGGGCAACAGCGTAGACAGCCGTCGCCGTTGCGACGTTGGCGCGGATCTCACCAGCGCCAAGTTCAAAGATGCCGCCACCCGCAGCCGTTAGCGTGACGTCGGTTCCGACATCCTGCGCTGTGCCGTTCGGGCCTTTGCATTGCAACTTGACTGTGCCGCCGCCGAATGTGGCTTCAACACGGAATTCACCGCGACCACCCGGCCATGCAACCCAGTTACCAGTCGCGCTGGCATTCGAGAGAAGAGTAATTCCTACAGCCATGAGAGTCTCCGATTAGGCGATTCGGTTGATGTTTGCGATGACCGATGGTGTAACCGGTCGAGTAGGCGAGGTTTGAGCGGCTTTGAAGTCGAGCGTCACAGCGACGTTTGGCGTCGACCAGTACACCTCGATGTAGTCGCTTGCCGCCAGTTGGAGCGTGAACACGATCGTAACGACAGCCGTTCCGGGGATGCCGCCACCCTGCGCTGGAACCGTTGCGTCCGTGTTTGAGTTGGTGACATTCGTGCCGTTCTTGCGAAGCCAAGCACTCGCAATGTGCGACGAACTGTCGGTGTTCTTCAACAGCAAATTGAAGTCAAACTTGTAGATGCCAGCCTTGGTCACCGTGATGCGAGTGCTGGATGCAACCGAGATACCGCTTGAGTAATCGGTCGTTCCCCACAACACGCCGGTTGCTGTGTTCGCCAGAGCTGTCTGATCGGTAACGTCAGAGAACGCACCGTAGTCGCTTTCCGTGATGCGGTCAATCGGAACAATGCCAGTTGTCAGAGTTCCGTCTTTCTTGACGGTCCACTTCGACACACCGCCGACTTGCAAGTCTTGCAGTTTCGAGGTTGCGTCAGATGCGGTATCCGTGACGTTGATCTTGTGCGCCGTGAAGACCGTAGCGCCTGCGTTCCACGTCTGCTCAAGATCCTGCGAAGTCTGGCCGACCAGCGCTTTGCCGGTGACCTTCTTGGTTTCGCCTGCGCCGACATCGACAATGGCCACCACGTCAGCACCGGCTACGTCGATCTGAGCCAGTGACGGTAACTGGGTGATCTTCTTGGTGGACATCAGCCCATTCCGCCGCCGAGCAGTTTAGTCGTGCCAGTCTGGCCCTGAGCCTGAGTCTGGGCGCTCGACACCATCGTCGACATGCGGCCGCGCTTCTTGCGCTGACGGCGTGACTCGTTCTCGCGCATCTTCGCCTCGTCCGTCACCGGAGCAGGCGGAGGTGGTTCGATCTTCGGAATCTTCGGCTTGAACAATCCACTCATGGTGCGCTCCGCAAAAGGCAGGTACACGTTTCCGAATGAGAGTCTATCCGAAGACTTTGTAGTCTGCTACAGCCTGTTGATGACCTTGTTGTCTGGACCCCACATTACGGAATGGCCTGCGACCCTTGGCGAGGTATCGGAATGCGTCGGCGTAGTGGCTGGTCCAATCGTGCAGTGGCTTTTCCTTAAACCGACCGAGCGGTTCAGAGTACTCTCGACGGTACTGTCGCAGGGCGTCCAGTGCGCGAGTCATACGTGCCTTGGCATCGGCTGGCGTTTCGCCGGGAAACGGGTCAGGCTCGGCGTTGAACTCGCAGACCGGCAGCATCATGCGTACTGCGTGGATGCCTTCGTCGACGCTGTCAGCCTCCAGTATGCGCGGCTTGATGCCGTACCCTCGCGCTGTCTGCTCACGGGACAAACCGCTGCCCCATTCCTGCACCGCTCCGTCGTGCGGCCAGATGTGGTCGCCGTAAACGTAATCGATCGATAACAGTTTCTTCGCATACCAGTCGAGGCCGACACCTGAGCCTTCCAGTACGTTGATGATGCGAACCGCGCCGTTTCCCATGATCTGGTAGAACCAAATGATCGTGGAGTCGCCGACACCGATATCCCATGCGGTACCGACCGGGAAGTGCGGCATCGCTGGGAAGTTACCGATACGCCCGTCTCGCTCAGCCTTGGCAATCAACTCAGCCCAGTACGCGCCCGGTACGCCTGCGTCGAAATCACAGAAGTACTCTTGGGCGATGATCGAGTCTGCTTCCTTTTCTCCGCGCTCGATGCGGAGTTCTTTGCGTTCCTGCGCGACAATCTCCGCAGAAATCGCCTTCGTATCCTCGACGGTCAGCACCTGACAGAACCACTCGGGATCGGTACGTGCAAACTGGATCATGCGGCCGAAGTGATTGCGGCCACGAGGGGTCGAGATGAACATCGCCCACCCGCCGTTCTCAGCGAGGATCGGTCGCAGGAATGCCCATGCGTTCGGGTCAGCCAGTGCGTACTCGGAGAACACCACACCAACCGGCGGAGAACCCACGAGGCTGTTGTAGTTGTCGCTGCCGACCACCTGCCATGTCGAGCCGTTCTTGAACCGGATGAACATGTCCTGCTCACGGGTCGATTCGCGGATCTCCTCGGGGAATGCGTCGTCGATGCGTCGTCGTCCGGTGTGGCTGTTGACGGCGTCCCATACCGCCTTTCGAGACTGGTTCGCTTGCGGAAGCATGTGCCAGTACGAACCGACACGAGCCATAGCGCTCACAGCAGCCCAGTGCAGCGCAAGTTCGTCCTTGCCGGATCTTCGGTGCCATGCCAGTGCGAGGCGCTTCCTGCCGCTCTCCAGCGCTTTCCACGCAGGCAACTGGTAGTCGCGTGGAATCCAGCCGTTGGCCGGAAGGTCGATCTCAGCCATCCGTGAATCGTTTGATGTTGACGGTCAGGCCGACCTCACCCTTGTGTTCTAGGTCGATCTTGTCGCCGTACCGCTTGGGTTTCAGTTTCGAGGCTACCCACTTCCGGGCATCGACCATGATCCGCTTGTGGTCAGGCGTGATCGAAATATTGTCTGCGATTTCAACGATCCGGTCAGCGTGAGCCTCAGCCTGAGCCTCTCGTGCGCGTGTGTATTGCTCCGAGAATTCTGGGTATTTCGTCAGCCACAGGAACACACTCGACATAGCCGGCATGTCTTCTTCTTCGCAGATCTTGCGGAGAGAATCGCCCAGTGCCAGTTTCTCGCAGATCTTGGCAGTCAGTTCTGGGCTGTAGTCTGTTGGCCTTCCGGCTGGCATTTACTTCTTGCGCTTCTTCTTGGCTGCTTCGCGTTTGACCGAGTAAGCAATCGCAACTGCTTGTTTTTGCGGCTTTCCTGCGCGGATCTCGCGTCGTACGTTTTCGCTGAATGTTTTAGCGCTCGTCCCTTTAATTAGCGGCATAGTATTAAGACTTTCCTTTGTTTCGTTTGCTAATGGCTGCTGCTTTCGCTTTCGCGTCGGCTTTGCTGCTGGCACCCCATGCTCGGAGTGCAAGGGCAAGGCGAGTCGGCTTACCGTCTTTCTCCATCGGACCTGCCATGTTACCCATACGAGCCAGAAAACTTGCTCGGCGTGGATTATCGCCAGACTTAACCGGCGCTTTAAGGTTCCCGCCAGTTTCGCGATTGTATGCGGCGCGTCCTTTAGCGTTGAGACCACCCTTTGCATTCTGGCCTTCCTTCCTTTGCCATGCTGGAGTCTTCATTCGATCTCCCGATTCGGTTTTGCGGGGTCTTGGTAGAATGGGCGGTCAGCCGGTGCGCTCGGACTTAACGTGCGCTGAGGGGCTGTTCGCTCCATCCGTATCGATTGCACTCTCGCTGTAACCGCAGCCAGCCCCAGCATGCGCCGGTTGCGCTGGATCGGCTCCTCCTCGGTCGGACCTGTGTCCCCGAGTCTAGCCGCCACGTTTCAGTTCCTTACGGACACTGTCCCGAAATGCTTTCGCTGTCGGCGCACCTTTCGATCCGGGCTGACGCATCTTCTCGCCACTTCCGGCCTTGATGCGTTCGCGCTTAGCGTGGATGTTCGACCAGAGTCCTTGTTTCATAGCAGGATTCTATGCTGCTGGTGGGAGATCGTCTACCGGCGGTTTGACCTTCGCTCCGCGCCTGAAGTTCAGCACCTGTGCCGAAGGCTTAGCCGGTGCCGGGTTGCACTCCCAGCATCGAAGCCAATC